ATTGTTAGTAGGTAGAGTTGAAGGTGCTGATATGACTGGTGGTACAATTACTACTGGTACAGCATACGGTGACTTATACGGCTATACAATGGTGTTTACAGGTCAAGAAAAAGACCCTGCTAACTTTATTAGCGGTTCAACAGCTACTAACCCATTTGCAAATGTGAGCAACGCTCCAACTGTAGTATATGGTTCAAATAGCTAATTCAGGGGTGCAATAATACCCTGACTTCTATATATTCATGATTTGGAATTGCTCTCCTTAGGGAGAGCATTTCTTATTTCATCAAATAAGGACAAAACTAGTGGTTATAATACTATGAATATAGTAAATCAAAACGCAAATACAGTTAGATTTAGTGTAAGGACTAGACCCACGTCTTCATATAGTTCATTCACTGTTAAAATGAATTGGACTAATGAGGAAAGTAATGTTACTGGAAATACAATTGTAACTGCATCTTATGATTCAAATGACTTTTTGAACGTAACAGCTTCATTATATGCTTCAGCTAGCAATTTTTACAAATTTGCTTTAGTACAAATGAGTGGTAGTGTTGAGTGTAATGAATTATACCGTGGTGAACTATATCCAACAACAGCATCCGCTTATGTGTTAAACAGTGAACCATTCAGTTCATATACAACAGCAAGTAATACGTTTATAATATTTTAAACATGAAGCAACCAGCTAAAACAGTAGAGAAAAACAACATTAGAGTTGTAAACATGAGTAATGAAGGTGGTTATATACTACCTAAAATAACAGAATCATCACGTAGCAGAAAAGCACACGTTGAGTATGGTATTGAGTCTACAGATGACTTCTTTAGCATGTTAATCAGAACTTATGAAACATCACCAACCAACCAAGCAGCAATTGATAGTTCAACTGACTTGATTTATGGTAAAGGTGTTAAAGCAAAAAATAGATTAGATTTAGAAGAGTATCTTTATACACTTACTACTGATGATGAAATCCGTAAAATATGTTTTGACTATAAGTTGTTTGGTAACGCTGCTATTCAAGCAGTATTCAATGAAAATAGAGACAAAATAATTGGTTTCTATCACATGCCCGTAGATACATTACGTGCTGAAAAAGTAGATGAACAAGGCAACATTGCTGGTTTCTATTATTCACCTGATTGGTTAAATAAACGTATTATACCAAAATATATTCCTGCATTTGGTCAAAACCAATATGAAGATGACGTTCAGATAATTTATTTTAAACGTTATTCACCTGGTAAATTCTATTATGGAGTACCTGATTGGTATTCTTGTTTACAATATTGTACTGTAGAGGAAGAAATCTCTAACTTACACGTAAACAACATTAAAAATAACTTTATGCCTTCAAGCATTATTAACTTCAATGGTGGTGTTCCTCCAGTTGAAGAACAATATATGGTTGAACAGAGCATTATGAATAAATTTGCTGGTACAACAAACGCTGGTAAATTTATCTTATCATTCAATGACAATCCAGAATATAAAACAACTGTTGAAATGTTGCGTCCAGAAAACCTACACCAACAGTATGATTTTATTGCTGAAGAATCATCACGCAAAATCATGTTAGCACACCGTATTACCTCTCAATTATTGTTAGGTATTAAAACGTCAAGTGGTTTTAGCTCAAATGCTGATGAATTAAAAACAGCATATGAAATTTTCTATGCAATGGTAATTAATCCATTCCAACAAGAAATAACAAAACAAATTCAAGGTATAGTTGAATTCAATGGTGTTAATGGTGAAGATTTATACTTTGCTCCATTGATTCCATTTGGTTTCTTAGCTGAATTAATGGATGATGCTGGTGCAGCAAACGCTCAGGAAATTATTGAAAATCCAAATGATGTACCTGATTTAGAAGATGAACAAACACAAGTAGCAGACCAAGATATGGCTCCAAATCCAGATGAAACAATTGGTGACGTTGTTGGACCTGAAAATGTAGGTGTACAAGGTTTGTCAGCTATAGGTAATAGAGATTGGGATGGTTTTAAATTACAACACAATTATGAAATTGCAGAATAATGAGTAAGAATATACTTTTTTGTAGCAGAAATGATATTGTTAAACGCACACCACTTGGTGGCAATATTGATCCTGAAAAGATAATTCCGTTTGTTAAAACGGCTCAGGACAAGTATCTATTATTAATTTTAGGTACTAAATTGTTTGATAAGTTGCAGAATGATATTGCTGCAGGTACTATTGCAAACCAGTACTTAACATTAATGAATGAATATATCATTGATACTGTAGTACACTATGCAATGGTTGAAGCATTACCATTCTTAGCTTATACAATAGCAAACGGTTCAATTTCTAGAAACATTCCAGCAGAACAAGGTTCACCAACCACAAAAAATGAAGTTGATTACTTGTTACAAAAAGAATTAAACACAGCACAATTTTATGCTGAACGTTTAACAACACATTTGATTGCTAGAAATAATTTATATCCTGATTATGTATTAAGTACAGGATTCAGTGATAACGTTTATCCTGATAAAGGACAACAATACAGAAATGGATGGGTGATTTAATGGGACAGAAAAAAACATATTACGGCTATAAGCCAAAAGAAGATAATTTAAGCAAACTACAGCGTTATCTGCTCACTAAAAACGCAGATAAAACGGTAAAAACGCAGATAAATGAGAAAGTAGCTAAGTTATCATCAAACAAAGTACTTCAAAATAAACGTTTTTAAATGCAGACATTTTATTCATTTACTCAATTTTTTGCTAACGTTTGTAACGTGCATCCTAATATCACAACATTTGACATGAGTGATATCAGAACAATTGATACTGAAAAACAAACATTGTTTCCATATGCTAACTTAATTGTTAATAATGTTAACATTGATAGTGGTGTAATGACTTACAACGTTACGTTTATGGTAATGGATAGAGTTGTTGAAGTAGAAGATGTATCTGTAGATAAATTTAATGAAATAGTTAAAGATTATAGAGGATATAGCAACGTATCAGACGTTTGGAACACATCATTGCTTACAATTAATGACGTTGTATCTTATATCTACAGAAATCCAGATGCATACCAATACAATGTAATAGGTTCTTCATTATGTACTCCATTTGAAGAAAGATTTCAAAATTTGCTTGCTGGTTGGGCTATTGACATGAACATTGCAGTAGGTAATCCTAATGACATGTGTGTGATTGATCTGAGTGCAGCATTAGCAGCAGGTAGTGATCCAACATGTTAGATCAAGAAGTAATAGAAGCAGAAAAACAATGGGCACAATTAGTAGTAACAAACGCTAAGTCCATTTTATTACGCAATAAGAAAGTTGCTACAGGTGCTCTATACAATTCTGTTAGATATCAAGTAAACCCAAATACGGGTAAAATTCAATTTATATTTGCTGAAGAGGGTAAATGGGTACAAAGCGGTAGAAGACGCGGTGCACGTTTCCCTCCTCCTGGTCCTATTTTAAAATGGATTAAAGCAAAAGGTATAAAAGGTAGAGATAGAACAACAGGTAGATTTATTACTGATAAGTCACTTACATTTTTGATTAGTAGAGGTATTTCAGAAAATGGAATCAAACCACTACCATTCATGTCTATGGCAATTAAGGAGTCTAGAGAACAACTTAAAAAACAATTAAAACAAGCCGTAACTAAAGCAATGGTTAAACGTTTAAGAGCAGCAATAAAACCATAAAATAATATTTTAATGTTATAATAACATGTCAATAATAGTAAATCAAAAACCATCAGATATTCAATCAGCACAATCACCAATTGTGTTTTCAGTTACTGAGAACACAGCATCATTTGTGACTGCTAGTGAATTTCAGTATACCGCTAATTTGTATATTTGGAGTGGTACCTTATCTCAATCAGGTTCATATTTGTATTCATTAAGAAAATACCCTAACCAATCAGGTGCTGGTATTTTTGATATGGGTAAAATTATTAACTCTACATTAACTGATTTATCAGCTGAAAATAGTAGTAATATAAAATATTACAAGGTTGAAGTTGGTTGGCAATATGAATCAGGTAGTACTTATGTTACACAATCAGGTGGATTGACACAAATTACTTGTAGTGTGGGTGGTACAATGTTTAAAGCATATGATGGTTATTCTATATTCCCAGAACAAATCAATACTTCATTAGTATCATCATCTCTATATTTTCCTTTTATGACTGATATGGGTGCTGTAACTCAATCAGTACAAATAACAGATACATCAAATTTAGGTAATGGAGTAAGAGGTGTTGCATTGTGGGTTGGAGCTAATGATACAAAATATCCTAGTAGAATAGCTGCTACTTCTAGCTATGCAAACGGTACTACTCTTGCATCTGCATTAAGCATAAGCAATTTAACAGCATCAACAACTACTTCTTTACAAACATATCAATTTGGAGCTGCACCTGGTGATTCATCAGGTATTATTCCTATTACAAACGGAAGCAGTCCTCTATTAACATATAAATTACAAGCTTACAGTGGAAGTGCAGTATTAGCAACGCTACATTATAAAGTAGAAGATGAATGTTACTACACTCCAGTACGCATAGCTTATAAAAACAGATATGGTCAGTTTGATTTCTTCAATTT